GTCAGTACCTTGCAGCAGCCGCAGATACAACTGATAACGCTGGTCTAGTACCAACTCGTCAGCTTTCAACAGTAATCAACGGACTTGCTAACTCAACACGCAGCAACATCGATGCTATCTCACGCGGCGCTTTGCCAGATGCAGGTATGTCGTTCCAGATCCCAAAGATCACACAGTTGCCAGGCGTTACAGTCGAAGCAGAAGGCGGAACAATCGAAGATGTCGATCAGAACGCAGCATTCATCACAGTAGATGTGAAGAAGTATGCCGGACAACAGACATTCTCAGTAGAACTTCTAGATCGTTCTAACCCAATCTTCGTAACTGAGTTAATGAACAACCTTGCTGCACAGTACGCAAAGGTCACAGATACAGCAGTTAACGCTGCAATCATTACTGGCGCATCACTCGATGCAACAACAGTAGCAACCTACCCAACAGCCTCAGAGTTGCTTGGTATTGTTGCTCGCGGTGCAGCATCTGTTTACAACGGCACACAAGGCTTCGCTCGTAACATCATCATGAACACCAGCCAATGGTCGAATGTAATGACTCTAAACGACGGCGGACGCCCTATCTACAACGCACAGGTTCCACAGAACGCTGGCGGCGTAGTTGCTCCAACTTCAGTTCGCGGTAATGTTGCCGGTCTTGATCTATTTGTAACTGCTAACACAGCATCTACAACAGACACAGATGGCTCAATCCTTATCGTTAACCCAGATGCTTACACATGGTACGAGTCACCAACTTATCAACTTCGTGTTGATGTAGTTGCAACTGGCCAAGTTAACATCGCTATGTACGGCTACGGCGCAATCGCAACCAAAATCGGTGCAGGCGCGTTCAAGTCAAACAAGGCGTAAGCCTAATTTAAGTCGCTGGCTGGGTAGTGCCCTTCTACCCAGCCAGTCTTTAGAAAGGATAACAATGAGTACAACTACAGTTGCAGAACTTAAGCTTGCACTTGGCGTTGGCAGTCTTTATTCAGATGCCACGATCCAAGAGGTTTGCGATGCCGCTGATGATGCCTTGTTGCCTTTTCTATGGAAGAACGAGAATTACAATGTAGGTCATAGCAATACGACTACAGAGGGAACTTTATATTTTAACGAATTAATTAATAAAACATATTATGTTGGGCAATCTGTAGTAATAACTAAAAATGGCACACCTTTTAATGGCACAAAGACCATTACAGCCGTTGGCGATTACACCATAACTTATGCCGTAACTGGCACTCCTACAGCTAGTGAATACCACCCTGTAGTTCCTTTCGGCGTTGTTTCTGGCGTCACTCAAAATACTTATGCCACGATCTCAGCCGTCAGGGAAGCAAGCCTTATGATTTGCGTGGCTATCTGGCAAGCGCGCCAAGCGCCAAGCGGTCAGGGCATGACTGTTGATGGTTATGCGCCTAGCCCGTTTACTATGTCCAACACTTTGATTGCTCGCGTTCGCGGTTTAATTGCGCCTTACCTAGATCCGCGCTCGATGGTTGGCTAACCATGACCGCAGCCATTACAACACTTCGCGCCACTATTGCAGCAGCTTTAGTCGATAACACTCTTTATTCCACTTTTGCCTTCCCGCCAGCAACGCCAATAGTTAACAGCGTAGTTATTAGCCCGGCAGATCCTTATTTAACGCCCAGCAATAACAAGTACAACACGATTGCGCCTATGGCTAACTTTAATCTTAATATCTTTGTCCCTTTGCTTGATAACGAGGGAAACCTAAATGGAATTGAGGAGATGGTTGTTGCCGTGTTTGGCAAGTTAGCCGCTTCCTCTATCGTCTATAATGTGGGAGACATAAGCGCACCTAGCGTTATGTCTGGCGCAACAGGCGATCTTCTGACTTGCTCAATGCAGGTCTCAGTACTAACGAGTTGGAGTTAATTATGTCCGAGTGGGAAAAAGAGCAAGAAGCCTTCCTGATTAAGATCGGGCAGGTTGCACCAGCAGCACCAAAACCATCTACTAAGAAAGACGAGGAATAACCTAAATGGCAGTATTTCTAAGCAACTTGGTCGGCGTAAAGGTTAACTCCGTTGATCTTTCAGACCATGTAACAGCAGTAACACTTAACCGATCATTCGATGAACTAGAAGTAACAGCGATGGGCGATAGCGGACACAAGTTCGTTAAAGGCTTGGAAGCATCTTCAGTTACTATTGACTTCCTAAACGACACAGCATCAGCATCAGTCCTAGCGACTTTGCAAGCTGCGTGGGGCACTTCAGTAACAGTTGTATTGTTGCAGAGCAAGGGAACAGCGGTCTCAGCGACAAATCCTTTATATACTATGACCTGTTTAATAAACGGCACAACCGATATTAACGGCGCAGTTGGCGATATGAGCACACAGTCACTCACATTTAATGTGAATGGTACTGTTGCAGTAGCAACAACTGGCACATTCTAAATAACTAACTAAGGGGCAAAGCATGGCAAAGCTAAAGGTAACAAGGGCAGACGGAAGCATTAACGAGTACCAGATCACTCCGGCGATCGAGTACGCCTTCGAGGCTTACGCTAAGAAGGGCTTTCACAAAGCCTTTAGAGATGATGAAAAGCAGACCGATGTATATTGGCTCTGCTGGGAAGCAATCCGTCGTTCGGGTGAGACAGTCAAACCCTTCGGTGAGTCGTTCCTTGAGACATTGACGCGAGTCGAGGTCTTAGACGATGACCCTTTGGAGTAACGCGGGAGTCCTTCACCTATCTCGTTGCTCGATTGAGCATTGAGACAGGACTCTCGCCACAAACTTTAATTGAACTAGATCACACAATGTTTAGGACTTTACTACAAGCCCTGAAAGACAGAGCAAAGGAGCAGAGCGATGCCAGTAGAACTCAAAGGCGCCGTTCAACTTCGTAAAGCACTAAAAAAGTTCGAGCCTGATCTAGCAAAGATGACTACTAAAGAAATGTCTGCTGCGTTAAAGCCAATTACTAACAAGGCTCGCGGCTTCATGCCAGCAACAGGTTCAATGCTATCTGGGTGGACTTCTGCAACTTCATCAGCTGAAACAACTAACTATCGTCACTTTCCTAAATACGATCAAACAGAAGCCAAGCGTGGCGTTAAATACTCAACAGCACCTTCCAAGCCAAATCGACGAGGCTTTGTTTCTTTAGCTCGTATTATTAACGGTTCTGCCGCTGGAGCAATCTACGAAACAGCAGGTCGTAAAAGCCCTAGCGGTCAGCCCTCACAAGCTTCGACTAAAGGTAAATATAGCGATTACATCGATACATCTAACAAGGTTAATAAGTCTCTAAACCCTAACGCTGGCAAGCAATTTATCGACCGCGCTAATTCTCTCGGCCCTTTAGTCAATGCTCGTCCTCGTCAGCAAGGACAGAGAGGTCATGTATCTCGCAAGATGACTGGTCGAGTTATTTTTAGAGCCTTTGAGGAAGATCAGGGCAGAGTTACAGCAGCTGTAGTTAAAGCAATTGGCAATTCTGCTATTGAGTTCAAGGCTAAGACAGAAGGTAAATAATGGCTGATCTAAAAATTGATATTGCTACCGCTTTTACTGGCGCTAAAGAGTTTAAGAAAGCCGACTCAGCAACTTCTGGCCTTGAAAAAAGTGTATCTAAATTAGGAAAGGCTTTGCTTGCTACCTTTGGAACTGCAAAGGTTCTGCAATTTGCTAAGGCCAGCGCTAAAGCTTTTATTGAAGACGAGGCCGCCGCTTCTAAACTTGCTAATTCTGTAAAGAACCTAGGGCTTGCTTACGCTAACGATGATATACGCAAGTACATAGACTCATTAACTTTGGCATCAGGCGTTGCGGACAAAGAACTTCGCCCGGCACTACAGGCCCTATTGCAGGTAACTGGATCAGTTACTAAGTCACAAGCGATGCTATCCGATGCAATAAATATCTCCCGAGGCTCAGGTGAGTCACTCTCTACTGTGGCCAACGATCTTTCCCAGGCTTATGTCGGAAACCTTAAAGGTCTTCGTAAATACAATCTTGGTTTAACCAAAGCAGAACTAGCTGCCTCATCATTTGTAGATATTCAGAAGCGAATGAATGATCTCTTTGCTGGCGCTTCAACTGCTTATCTACAAACCTATGCCGGTCAAATGCAGATCCTTAGCAATACTGCTA